GGCAACGTTAGACAACCGCACGCGGCATGCGCACGCGGTGGCAGACGGGCAAACGGTAGATGTGGAAAAGCCGTTTATTATTGATGGTTATAAGCTCATGAAGCCTGGCGATGAATCTGCGCCAGGATACCTAGTGTATAATTGCCGCTGCACAACGATAGAGGATTTGCCAGATGTGCCAAAATCGCGGCATGAGTTGCGGAGAGCGATAGACCCAGAAACAGGGAGAAGCGTACTTGTCCCATATATGAATCACACGCAATGGAGTAGCTGGAAAGAAGCAGAAAACAGATATGCGTGGGAAACATATATGAAGAAAGGACGTAATTTTTCATCCGACAAAAGACAATTTGCGGAATACCGCAAATTTTTAGGAGATAAAATACCAGATTCAGTTTACAAGTTCCAAGATTTAAAGTATAATGATATTGAAACTTGGCACGCGTTAAAGACCTTAAAAAGGCAAACAATGTTTGTAGAAAAAGCGCAATGTGAAACGACGGAAAGAAAATTCAAAGAATATCTTTTGAAGCCCGGCGCAAAACATGCGAAAGAATTTTTCGACGTTGGATATGCAAAGGAAAACCCGATACAGCTACGATACGATATTGCAAAGCAATACGATGAGAGCAAAGTTCAAAATGTAATAGAGCTGGAAGATGGGAGCAAAAAGTATTCGATTCCCATGAAGTTGGGGATAACGGAGAAAAAGCAATTCTTGACTTGCTGGATAAAAGAACCCGGCAACGGAAAACCGAGAATTACGACAGCCTATAGAAAGGATGCAGACGAGTGATACGAGAATTTGATAAAGTAAAAATAACTGCATCTGGAAAAATTGGTGTGGTTGTAGATATACGGGACACGGACTGCTTGCATTATCTTATCGAACTCGACAAAAACAATCAAATTATTGATTGCAAGGGAAACGAGATTGAAAAGGTAAAATGAAAATCACACTTGAAGACCATAGCGCTGAAGTTTACAAAGAGCTTGAAGCCGCTTGCCAGCGGGCGCTGGAAAAATGCGGGCTTGTCGGTGAGGGGCATGCTAAAAAGCTATGCCCTGTGGACACTGGAAACCTACGCAACAGCATTACACATATGGTAAACGACGGCGAAAAAGTTGCGTATATCGGCACAAACAGCGAGTATGCAGTTTATGTGGAGTGCGGAACCGGCATATATTACCCCGGCGGCAGACAAACGCCGTGGGTATACCAAGACGAAAAAGGAGATTGGCATTTGACGAACGGCCAACGGGCAAAGCCTTTTATCAAGCCTGCCGTTGCCGAGCACGGCGAACAGTACAAAAGAATAATCGAAGCAGAGCTGAAAGGCAAATAAGCCTCTCGGCTCTTTTTATTAGCATCTACCGCGTTTGCGGCAGGTGCTATTTTTATACGCAAAAACAGCGAAGCACAGCTGTTTTGAATAAATAAACTCAAATGGCGAAGAACCGCCACCGAAGAAAAGGAGAGAACCCCCATGGCAAAATTTACACGCGCTGAAATCCGTAAAATCATTGGCGAAAGCTGCACTGACGAAATTGAAAATCAGCTGGTGGCGCTCCATCTGGGCGTTGTAGACCCGCTGAAGGACGACGTCACGCGGTATAAAGCCGATGCAGAAAAGATACCGGGCGTTCAGAAGGAGTTGGACGACCTGAAAGCGCAGGGCGACGGCGGCTACAAGGCTAAGTATGAAGCAGAGCACAAGGCTTTTGTGGACTACAAGGCCAACGTAGACGCTGAGAAAACAACGGCTGCCAAAGAAAAGGCGCTGTCCGACGTCCTGCTGAAAATCGGCATTTCTGAAAAACGGATTTCCTCTGTCGCACGCCTTGCAAAGGGAGACGGCCTGCTTGACAAACTGGAATTGGATGACAAGGGCGCTATCAAAGACGCAGCTGCACTTGAAAAGAGCCTCAAGACCGATTATGGCGAGTACATCACCAAGAGCAGCACCAAAGGCGCAGACACGTCTACTCCCCCTGCCAACAATGGCGGCAAGGCCATGACGCGGGAGGACATCTACAAGACGGACGACAAGGGCCGTTATGTACTGTCCACCTCCGAGCGGCAGGCGGCGCTTGTGAACCTCATGCAAAACGAATCTGACGATTAACAGAAAGGAGCCAATATATGGCTGCAAAAACTAACCTGACTACCGCTGCCCAGATTACTGTCAACGCCCGCGAGGTTGACTTCGTCACCCGCTTTGGCAAGAACTGGGACGCGCTGCGCACCATCATGGGCATTATGCGCCCCATCCGCAAGGCCCCCGGCACGAAGCTGGTCTCCTATGAGGCCGCTGTTGACGGCACTCTGGCTGGCGGTACGTCCGTTGCCGAGGGCGATGAGATTCCGCTGACCAAGATGAAGGTCGAGCCCAAAACCTACGGCGACATTGAGATTGCCAAGTATGCCAAGAGCGTATCCGTTGAGGCAGTCGCCAAGTACGGCGCAGACGTTGCCGTTGAAAAGACCGACGAGGCGTTCCTTGTCGCCCTGCAGAACAAGGTTCTGGGCGACTTCTACACCTTCCTGAACACTGGCTCTCTGGCTGTAGCTGCTACCACTTGGCAGCAGGGTCTTGCTCTGGCAAAGGGCAACGTGCTGGACAAGTTCGCCAGCATGGATCGTGATGTTACCGATGTTGTCGGCTTTGCCAACATTCTGGACTTCTACGGCTATCTGGGCGACAAGGAAATCACCACGCAGACCGCATTCGGCCTGACCTATGTTCAGAATTTCATGGGTTATTCCACTCTGTTCCTGCTTCCCGCAAAGTACATCGCCCGCAACAAGGTTATTGCCGTCCCTGTT